AAAGATATTAAATGGGGTAGAGTGTGAGTATTCATTTATACAATGCTGAAAAGAAAGATGTTAAAATTGTTTGTGATTTAATGAATGAATTTAAAGAAGTAGATTTACAAGAACTAAATTATCCAGAAGTTGATAATAATAAATTAAATACTTTTATTAAAATTATGTTAGAAAAGGGTAAAATTATCTTAGTAAAAGATTTAGATTTAGACCAAGTAATAGGGTGCGCAATCTTTGGCAAAACGGAATATTGGTTTAGTAAAAGTGAGTGTATTCATTTGCATACTATTTTTGTAAAAAAGAATTTTAGAAACTTTAAGCTTGTAGCAACATTAGTAGACGCAATTAAAAAAGCATCAGAAAATTTGCCAATTTATTTATCAGTAACAAGTGGACTAAACATAGACCCAGTATTTAAAAAATTAGGGTTTCAAAGTTTAGGTGGTAACTGGAGGCTAAGTTAATGTGTAATCCATTTCAAGCAGTTGTAGATTTTGTAGCACCAGTAGTTGATTTTGTAAGTGATTTAGTAGGAGACTTTGTAGGGTGGTTAGTACCACAGCCTGAAATACCTGATTTTGGAGAAAACTTTGCAGACCAAACTAATAGAGGTGTATTAGTAAATAAATTTAATGCTAATGCTCATATACCAGTAGTTTATGGTACAAGAAAAGTAGGTGGGAATGTTGTATTTTTAGAAACATCAGGAACAGATAATCAATATCTTTATATGGCAATTATTCTTAGTGAAGGAGAAGTAAATGATATTACTTCTATATTCATTAATGACAATCAAGTTACTTGGTCAGGAGATATAGCAGACAATACGCAGATTACTGTAGGAAGTGGAGATGCAAATTTTTATAGTGGCGCTAGTTTAATAACTTGCGAACCCCATTTTGGAACTGATAGCCAAAGTGCATCAACATTATTATCCACTTTAAGTTCTTGGACTTCTGCGCATAGACTAAGAGGGTTGTGTTATTTAGCATTAAGGTTTGAATGGAATCAAGACAAGTTTGGTTCATTGCCAACAGTACAAGCAGTAGTGCAAGGAAAAAAAGTTTATAATCCTAATTTAGATGGAACTGTAACTGGAGGAACTGGTAGCCATAGAGCAGATACAAGTTCAACTTGGGAATATTCAGACAATCCTATTTTACAACTATTAGACTATTTAAGAAACGACAGATTTGGAATGGGTATAGCTAACAGTTATTTTGATAGTAACTTTGCAGACTGGCAAACAGCAACAGATGTGTGTGATGCAAATATCACCCCTTATAGTGGAGCAAGTCAAATTGATTTGATGGATAGCCATGCAGTTATTGATACATCAAAAAAAGCTATTGATAATGTAAAAGAATTTGTAAGGGGTTCTAGAGCCTATTTAAACTACTCTGGAGGTGTTTATAATGTATTAGTGGAGACAAGTGGGTCAGCATCAATAACACTTACAGAGGACAATATTATTGGGGGTATATCGGTAAAAAGTAAAAATAAAAACTCAAGATATAATAGAGTAATAGTAAACTTCACAAACCCTGATAAAAACTATCAATCAGACACAGCACAATTTCCACCAGTAGATGAAACTGGATTAGATAGTGCCGACCAACACGCAACTATGAAAACAGCAGATGGGGGTTTATTATTAGAAGGTAGGTTTGATTTTGCTATGTTTACCAGTCCATATCAGGCTCAAGAGATGGCTGAAATCATTTTAAGGAGGTCTAGGTCAAGTTTAGACATTAGCCTTACTGCTGACGCAACTGCACTAGATTTAGCAGTAGGAGATATAGTAAATATAACTCACGCAACACCAAGTTTTTCAGCAAAAGCATTCAGAGTGCAAGGAATGAATGTAAATAGTAACCATACAGTATCTTTACAATGTTCTGAACATCAAGATAGTTTTTATACTTTTGGAACACAGCAAGAGGTTGCAAGTATACCCACAACTACACTGCCAAACCCATTTGTTATTCAACCCCCAGCAAGTGTAACATTATCTGACCAACTTATAGAATATAATGATGGAACAGTTATTGTGGCTTTGGATATAACTGTTGGAGCAAGTCCAGACAAATTTATAGACTTTTACCAAGTAGAATATAAATTAAATGCTGATTCTGATTTTATTATCTATGCTCAAGGTTCAGGATTAAATCATAGAGTATTGAATGTGATTGACCAACAAACTTATGATGTACGAGTAAAAGCTGTAAGTACTGCTGGTATATCTTCAACTTATGTATCGGCTCAAAGAAAAATAGTAGGAGCAATAGCACCACCATCAGATGTAACAGACTTTTCTTGTAATGTGGCTGGTCAAGAAGCTCATTTGTCTTGGGAAGCTGTAACAGATTTAGATTTAGCATATTATAATTTACGATTTTCTGAAGAAACTGATGGAACTGCTGATTGGTTAAATTCAGTTGCTTTGGTTGAAAAAATATCAAGACCAGCAACCTCAATATCCGTTCCAGCAAGACAAGGAACATATTTAATAAAAGCAGTAGATAAATTAGGAAACTTTAGTTCTAATGCAACTGCTATCATATCGAATGTAACAAGTGCTATTAATTTTAACAGCATTACTACACAATCAGAACACCCCACATTTTCAGGAACATTTACAGATACTATTTTAGTAGATGATGCTATTGAATTAGATAGTACAGAATTATTTGATTCTGCTAGTGGAAATTTTGATGCTAATGCAGATAGATTTTTTGACCAAGGTGCTAGTAATTTTGATTTTGTTTCAACTGGCAATTATGAATTTGCAAATGTTATAGATATTGGAGCAAAGCATACTGTAAGAATAACTGCTTCAATGACACAAAGTTCTGATAACCCAGACGATTTATTTGACAATAGAAGTGGAGATTTTGATGATGCTTCAAGTAATTTTGATGGAGATGTACCAGCCAACTGTAATGCTCATTTAGAAATAGCAACAAGTGATGATAATTCAACATTTACTGATTTTAGAGGTTTTGTTATAGGAGAATATGAAGCAAGATATTATAAATTTAGAGTAGTATTAATTTCAAGAGATAATGCTTCAACCCCAGTAGTATCAGCAGTTACAGTTACTATTGATATGCAAGACAGAATATTTAGTGATAATGATATTGTTTCTGGAACAAGTACGAAATCAATAACATTTACAAAACCATTCAAAACTGTTAATTATGCTGTAGGTGTAACAGCACAAGGAATGGCAACTGGAGATTATTTTACAATAACAAACAAGGCAATAACTGGTTTTGATGTAGCATTTTTTAATAGTTCTAATTCTGGTGTATCAAAAACATTTGATTTTATTGCAAAAGGATTTTAAAAGGAGTATAAATAGATATGTCGCAACATGATATGAATATAGCAAACCAATCATTTCCTAGCTTTAGGAGTGATTTAAATAATGCTCTGGGTGCTTTAAATTCAATGCACTCAGGCACTTCAAGACCAAGTGGTGCAACTACTGGTACACTATGGTTAGATACAACAAACTCAGGTTCTAATAGTTTAGAACTTAAATTTTTTGATGGTTCAGATGATATTTCATTTGCAACTGTAGATACATCTGCAAACACTATTAACTTTATAGATAGTGCAACACAAGCAGATTTAGTTAATGATTCGTCACCCCAATTGGGAGCTGACTTAGATACAAATAGTTTCAATATTAAGATTGATGATGCACACGGAATAAATGATGATGATGGGAACGAACTTATAATCTTTCAAAAGACTGGTTCAGCAGTCAATCAATTTGACATTACAAACTCTGCAACTGGCAATCCCCCAAAGTTAAGTGCAACTGGTGGAGATAGCAATATTGACTTAGACATTGAAGCTAAAGGAACTGGTCATGTAACTGTAAGAGGAAACACAAATGCTGGTGCAATTCAGTTTAATTGTGAAAGTAATTCACATGGTCAAATAGTTAAGAGCCAACCTCATAGTGCTGGAGTAACCAATGAATTATTGCTACCTGCTGGAGCAAGTTCTACATTAGTTTCTTTAGTATCAACTGGAACTTTAACTAACAAAGTAAGTATACCTAGTACTGAAACAGCAACCATTTCAACGAACAAAACATTAGATTTTGATACTTACCAGAATTTTATTTTAACTTTAGGCTCAGGTGCTAACACACTTGCTCAACCTAGTACGGAAGCATCTAATGTTGGTCAAACTGGAATTATGGTATTTATTCAACCCTCAAGTGGAAGTGCTGGAACAGTTAGCTTACACGGAGATTATGAAACTGTTGGGGGTGCTGGGTTAACTGTATCGAGTGCAAATTCAGCTTATGATGTAGTCCCCTATTTAATTAAAGCAGATAATTCTATTCTGCTTGGAACACCTCAACTGGCTTTTAGCTGATGGTAGCAAATGAAAAATGGTTTGGAGGTGCTGGTGCTACTGCTGGATTCTATGACCACCAAATAAATCAGTCTCTTTTTATCGCTGGTGGAGGAACACATGGTTTGAACAGAACTTTAGGAACACCTACTAATGAATATAAACTAACTTTAAGTGTTTGGTTAAAAAGGTCAGCAATAGGCAATACAAATCTTCAAGAAATATATAAATCTTTGGGTAGTGGAGGAGGAGCAAATACTGGTTTTGATTATATTACAGAAGACAAAATAGGTATTGCAGTAAATCCTTCTTATGATGGTGCTTCTACAGCATCTGAATTAGACCCAGTTTTTAGAGATATTTCTGCATTTATGCACTTGGTTATTGCTTATGATACTACAGATGGTACAGCTACAAATAGAGTAAAAGCTTATCAAAATGGAACACAGCTAACTGGCTTTACTACAACAATACCACAAAACACAACTGTATCTTTTAATCAAAGTGGCACAGAATTATATATTGGTAGAAGTGAAGGTGGTTCATATTCTTTAAATGGTTATATAGCTGAATTAGTTATAATAGATGGGCAACAACTAGCACCAACTTCTTTTGCGGAAGAAAAGAATGGGGTCTGGAAGCCTATCTCTGTAAGTGGTCTCACCTTCGGAAATAATGGAGCATATCTTAAATTTGCTTCTGGAGCTATTGGCACAGATTCAAGTGGAAATAGCAATAATTTTAGCACTAATGGAACTTTAAGAGTTGTATTAGATAGTCCAACATTTGGTTCGTAATGAAAGGAGTTAAATAGATATGGCAAGTAGTGGAAATTTTGCAGTACTTAATCCTTTAACAAAAGGAAGTAGGAGTAATTTAGAAGATGGTAATACAACATTAGCTTCTACTACTGGTGATTTAGCAGGAGTAAATGGCTCTATTGGTATAACATCTGGTAAATGGTATTGGGAAATATATATTACATAT